GTTACCAACAAGACTAGAAAACTCTTGTGCAAATGCGTCTAACGCCTCATCAATTGATTGACCATCCTTAACTTCAACCCAGGAAGCTTTGGCTTTAATACCACGCTTCGCAAGGCCAATCTCGATATCCTTTGTGGTTGTTACGGCTTCAAGTTCTCTAAACTTTGTACGCCAGGAAGCTGCTTCCTCACGAAGCTGCTTAACATAGTCTGCTGAGAATTCATTTCTCTGCGTGTTTGTCTCAGTATCTAACTGATCTGACATAGTTGACTCCTTATGATTGAGGACCCTCTAGGTCCGAATTTATTTTATCATTACTATTAATGATAGATTGTGCTTCTTCTTGTGTCAAATTAGGATTCCGACCTCTTAGGACTTCTGCCGGATTGGTAATGTTTAGACTGATGTCTTCTTCAATGCGATCAAATTCAGGATCTAATGGTAGGATACCGTTCTTATCATAGCTAACATGCATAGCCTCAAGCTTGGGTAGTCCGACCATAGCTAGGAAGTTGTTGGCGGCATCAAGCTCATACTGCTGGAATCGTGCAGATTTCTCCTCAAACACCTGGACTAAGGGGTACCATCGGACTAGGAGTTCACGGCCAGATTTACCTTCAGAACCAACGATTGACACCTCAGGTACAGAAGAGGTTTCATAGATCTTCTGTTCAAGGAATTTAATTGTATCTAAGGTCTCAGTGATCTGAGGGTTCATCTCTAGTACTTTGGCGTCTCCACCAGTAGGTATTGAGATTGCTTTGCCCGGCTGAACAAGAAGTTGTTCTCCACCTTGCCAGCCCATAAGAGCAATAGGGTTAGCAGCTTGTAGCTTAATTGTATAGGCTAGGTCTGAGAACATCTGGTTGATAGCCATGTTGGTCTTAACAGTGCTGGTGATTGGTGAGAACCCATAGAACTGGTTTGGGACTTCTTTGCCGCGCACAGCAGAGAAGGGAATAAATCCATAGGGGTTGTCTACAATGTTCTTACGGGTTGAACCTTGATAGTAAGAGACATGTTCTTTAGTCCAGATCTGTTGGTATGTAACAGTTTCAACTTGTATTTGGTCTTTGTATGAAGTTCTTGAGAGTCTGTGGCTATCACGAATAAGTGCTAAGGCTGCAAGACTATTAGAGTTTGTTTCGTCCGGCACAACAGAAAGGTTAGAACCATCCCATAATGTGATTCTAAACTTAGAGTCTTTACTCTCATCATCAACCATAGAGAGTAGGGCTGTACCTGTTAGCTCACTCATAAGGTCTGCTTGTGAGAAGATGTTATCAATATCATTATCTGCATATAAGGTCTCAAGGAAACTAATAGATTCAGCAGGTCCTGTCATCTCACGGACTAGCTTTTGTCTGTAGAGCATTGATGTTCGTTTGTCTACTATTGGGCGCGTAAGATAAATACAACTGGGCTTGGCCTCAATATTAAAGGTCTCAACATACTTATCGTGCCTGTCATAGTAGAAGTCCTTGTTGCGTTCGCAACTACCACGCCTTGCCTTCTCATCTTCAGTGAAGGTGTTTAGGCTAGCCTTCTCATTAATATCGGGACTGAATGGATCTAGCATATTATTGTTCCTCAAAGCATTTGGTGCAAAGGAATGGTGGAACATCCTTTGGAGTTTTACTTACAAAAGGATTATAACATTTTGCACACTTCTTGATGATAGGTTTGCTGGTTTCTTCTACGAAGTAGGACTTAGGTTTAATATCATCTGTTAGGTATCTGTTCTGTGGGAAACAGTTAACGAAGAAGTATCTTAATGCATCACATGCATGGTCATGGATACCATCCTTGAGGGGCTCTTCCTTAATGGATTGGTTTCCTCTTGTGGCCGGGGCATAAACATATCCGTTGATAGCTTCAATTGTTTTAGTACAGGTCTCACTGATAAAGAACTTACGCTTACCAGCAGCATTCTTAATGTAGGATCTGACAAGAGATAAACCTGGAGCAATCTTGGAACCAATGTTATGAACTGTGAAATGTTTTCTTAGTACATCAACGGGTGACTCACCAGATGTGATTTCATCTGCATTACCGGCAGGGTCTGTATAAATAGCTTTAACTTCTTTTACGCCGAAAGTAGATAAGGTTTCAAAGATCTCATCAATAATTATTTGTATTTTAGTGTGGGATCTTTCAATCTCTGCAAATTGATAAACATTACCACTGTACCTATCAACGGCCATAAAGGTAAGGAAAGTAGGGTTAGCATAACCAAAGTCAGCACCAATATAAATATCGTGGTTCTGTGATGGTTTAAAGTCTTTGATGATGTTGTCTTCATTGAAGTCATCATACACCTGACCTGACTTAGAGACGAACTCTGCTAGGATCTCTTGTCTGAAATCAAAGGTTGAGAGTTCTTGTTTCATGGCGGCAATCTCATCATGTGAGATTAGGATGTTGTCATATGTAGTCCAGGTCCAAGCTTTGTATGTAGATGTAGGTTTGCTTGCTTGTTGGAATAGTTTGTAGAACCAGTTCTTGCCATCAGGAGAACTTGTTAGTACTGCTTGTCCTTGTTTGTCGGCCAGAGCAGGACGGAGAATCTTAGTCCAGGTCTCCTCTTCCATGAATGCAATCTCATCTATAGATAAGAAGTTTATTCCTCGGCCACGAAGAGAATCCCTACGGTCAGCACCCTTGAAGTAAAGCTTAGAGCCATTACGAAAGGTTACTCTCATAAGGGTTCTATTGGCTGACAAGATAGCTGGTTGTAGTTGTTCTTCGTATTTTTCGAATTCGGAAAAGCCTACTTCCCTTGCTTCATTGTAGGTTGGGGACACCCACCAGCATAATGAATTTGAGTGTGATAGCGCGTAACGAAGAATCTCTTGGAAGCTAGACTTAGTTTTGCCAGAACGTCTGCCACCAGCAATAACCTTAAATCTTTGAGGAGCACAGTGTAGTTCTACCTGATGAGGGAACGGTGCGTAATCAAGAGTTATTGTCGACATAAGGTGCTTCCCATGTGAATGTAATAGAGTTCTCAGCGTATTTGGCTTTCATCTCTTCAAGCTTCTCTAAGTGTTTTAATACAAGTTCTATATGTCTGGGGTTACCTTTCTTGGCTTTATGGATTAAAGAGTTATAGATGTCAGGTAAGTTATGCTTGAGTAGTTGTCTGGCGCGAGCAATAACTTCATCCATGAAGCGAGGGTCTTTCCTCCAGTTGTATATAGTGTGGGTGGATACCTTACATAGAGGAGCGATCTCTTCATATGAATGTCCACCTTCAGCTAGGAGTTGAATAGCAGTCTGTTGTTCTGTTGACCATTCAGCTTTAAGACCGGGAGTTTTCATATTAGGCCACCTTTGTCGCCGCCGAAGAGAGAAGAATCATCTTCTGGGGCTGTCAGAGATCTGTCTGATTCGCCGCCAAAAATATTAGAAGCTTGGTCTACAGCAAAACCGGCAGCAGCTTTACCGATACTGAAAGCATCTGATAGATGATGTTTAATACCCATGTAGGTTAACTGAGCAGCTTGCTTAACACCTTTAGCCAGATATTCAACAACATCTTTAACTTCTTCATCTTCAATTTCCAGGTCAGAGCTTTTAAGCTGGAGCCCAGCTTGTTCAATAGAACGCTTGCCTTCTGATTTAAGTCTGTCATCTTCAATCCACGAACGTCCAAATGAATCTAAATAGCCAGCAAGGATTTCTACTGAAAGGGCTATAAGTTCATCTTCATCAATGTCGTTAGCAGTAGCAACTGTGGCTACATAATTATCGAGCTGACTAATTGTGTCAGCAGCTACTTCTTCAGGTGATGAGATATACATAATATATATTATATTTGATAAACAGTAATATGTAAATAAATGTCTATTTGGCTGACAGGGTAAATTGGTTTATGGCTTCTTCTTATTGCGCCGAAAAGATAATTTAAGATCTGAACTACTTTAATAACAATGTTGTTTTAAATCTCTTGGCTGACATGAGAGTATTTGTTTTACTTGGCCCGAAGAGAAGACATTCTTCAGGCCAAAATATTTTTTAATGTTTTGATTTTGTTTTAAGGTCTTTAATGTTTTTTAAGATCTTTCAATCTAATTTAACTTTAAAGCTTTAAGTGTTATTTAAACATTCAATTTATTTTAACTTAAGGTCTGAAGTTTATTTAATATATATTAATTTAACTTTAGGTCTGAATGTTTAATTTAACTTAATGTTGAAATTTGATTTAAGTTCTTAAGGTCTGTAGCTGCAAGATCTGACGTCCTGTTGTCCCTCCTGCCCAACCACCTCACTATTGTACCATACTTTATCAACCGGATGTCAAGTTTTGCATAAAAAATATGATAAAAAATAAAATAAATTTTTTCCCTGATAGACAAAAAAACATTGTAATAGGCATTGCACTGCATTTATAATTAGTGTAGTATTAAATAGTTGGATATGTAAACACACAATAGGAGGTACTCAATGGGAAGAAGAATCAAAAGAATTAACAACTGTAAGATCGACGAAGTTCTTGATGTTGATGTTGGCTTTCGTGTCGACAGGAATGATGAGAAGCTTTGGGATCGGTACTGGAAGCACACCGAATACGATGATAGAACAGGTTGTCGGAACTGGATAGGTGCTATGTCTATGACCAAAGGGAAGAAGTACGGTTACGGTCATCTTGAAATTAAAGGCAAGACTATCTATGCACACAGGTTCGCTTGGGCTCTACACTTTGGACGCATTCCTCCAAATACATTAGTTCTACACAAGTGTGATAACGTCCGGTGCTGTAACCCAGACCACTTATTCTTGGGCACACATAAAGACAATACTTATGACGCCATCATTAAGGGAAGGTTCGCTTCAGGCTCTAAGTGTAGCAATGCAGTTTTAAACGAAGAATCCGTCCTGAAAGCTCGCATAGAATGGTGGGCACATGAGGGTAGCCGTCGTGGTTTTATCAAGAAATTAGCTGAGAAATACGGTGTTGCTGCCCCAACAATGTACAAGGTTATTAGTGGTGAGAGCTGGGGTCATGTTCCCGGCGCGAAGAATAACAAATATACATCCAAGTCTGCCTTCAGGACACTTAAAGTAGAAGAGATCCTTAAGCCTGAAGACATCAAAGAACTGAAGCCATACATTGTTGGTATTAGTACAATAGAAGACTTTAGTTAGAGGAGTAAGCTATAATGCCTATGTATGAATTCTTCTGTGAGACATGTGAACAAACATATGAGGAGTTGTTTTTGGCCCCAACAGGGGATGATGACATTACTTATGTTTGTCCAAAGTGTGGAAGAACTTGTTCAAAGCTGTTCTCACAGGGTCACTTTCACCTTAAGGGTGTTGGTTGGTCTGATGATGCGCGCAAACAAAGACAACGTTGGTACGACGATAAGTAACTAGGAGGACTATTGTGATGAAAGATGACTACTATTATTTTCTTGGCGGCCCAATGGACGGTCAATTGCTAAGTACAGACGGACGACCAGTAATACATGTTCCTATATACAAGGACCCTCCTGCTTGTTTTACCAGCGAAGAACAACCAGACCTATCTATCAGTACCAACATAGAAAATTACAATTTACGACGGTGTAGGTTCTGTGGCGTAGTAAAAAAATACTATGTGTTTGAACCAGAGGAAGAAGAAGTTATCGCAAGATATACGAAAAGCATTTAACTAGGAGAACTGAATGGACTACGTAGAGAATAGTTTTAACCAGAAGCTCTATGTTGGAGATGAGGTTGTTTGCTGTGTAGTAGAGGGTGCAATCAGAAGGTTAGTGAAGAGAACTGTTACTGATGTTGGCTTTATTAATGTTTCTGGGCGCGGAACAAATATGCCCTATATCTCATGTGACAACAGTAAAGGTAAGATGACTAACCTACAATGTGTGTACAAAATTAACACTAACTTGGAGAACCGTGATGCTTAGATTTAGAAACAATTACGCTTGGTATGTATTGGCCGAAGACGACGAAGAAACAGTTCTTGCTGGGCCATTCAAGACTAGAGAAGAAGCTCTTGCCAGACATGAAGAACTTAGAGCTGAACCAAAGAATGCAACTAAACTACCCCGGCCACCAAAGGTTAGAACTACTAATGCTCCTGTCGGCAGCATAAGCAAGACTCCTAAGGAGATGGAGAAGTAAATGATCAGACATAGAAACGATGGTTGGTATGCTGTTTCTGAGACAGGTGAGACTCTTGATGGCCCATTCCCAACAAGGGAAGAAGCTGTAAAACGTCTAAAGAAAATTAAGGAAAGAATGAAGAAGGATACTAACTACTGGAAGAAGAACCGCTAGTAATTGCCTCTTATCGAATCCGGCCATAAAAACTTAGGGCTTCTAATATTCGTTACATCTCTGTAAGTAATATTAATACTTGAAGGCTGAATCATCGACAATAGAGTTGTAGCCCTCTGTGTATATAGAACAGAGAGTCTCTCTAGCTGGCGGTAACTATTTGAATCAATTGAAGAGTCTTCTGTATTGATAGAAGTCTGCCCAATAGTAATTGAAGTAGGGGCTGAAATCCCGTTAACACCAGCAATGATGATGTCGTCTACCATACCACGGTAAATCATTCCGAGAGTATAGTTGATCTCAGCTTCCTTGATGATTCTAAGGGAGGCATTATACTTCTTCCTCTGGACATCAGTCTCAAAGTTAGAGAACCGGTCTACACCCATGTCGTCTGTTTTGATATCAACGATAGCACGAGCACGACGTAAGGCTTGGCTGATACGGTCGTTACTAACAGTGTCTGTGTCTAGACCTGAGAAATCACGAACCTCTTGAATAGAAGCATAGTTAGCGCCATCAGTAGTTGTGCTTACAGCTAAGAATGGTTTTGTATTAGAAGACCAGTTACCACCATAGACTGCTTCAGAGTATGGTCCGAGCTGATCATCAGCAGAGTTATAGAATCTAATCTTGTACCAAGTTGTGGCCGACATGTCTTCATATTCGTAGGTTGTCTCGCCGTAAGAATAAGCGATGTCAGCACCAACCTGAGAGTATGAACCATCTTCTGTGGCGCAACTGTAAAGCTTTAGGTAGTCAGAACCTGTGTCTTCAGGTACAGAGAATGTGAATGTCGCATTGTTTGTACTTGCCATTTAAATACGCCCTCCTGTGTTAGGAGTAGTTTTTGTTTTAATTTCGCCGGACTCTCTGGAGCGAGGACGGTTTTTAGTAATCTTATCTTCAGGTTTCATGATTTTAGATTTAACTAAGTGTGCCTCGATCTCTAACCAAAGCTTGTCGACATCAGTATCATGCCCATATGTGAATTTCCTCTTGAGGGATACGATGTCTTGATTGGTGAACATCCTGCCGTCAGGAAGTGTAACTAGCCCAGGTAGACCTGTAGCATCGGGCTTTTCTCCTTCGGCCAAGAAGTCTCTAGTGATGTTGTCAGCATCAGGTTTCTTAGGATTGTTAGCTTTCCTATCAACGATAACAGTATCTTTGTTAAGTTTTCTCATTAGGTTTGTCCTCCACCTCTGGACCAGACATCAAAGTTACCAACATTGTAACAGTTAGCTTCCCAACAGAAGATCTGGTTATCAATAAACTTTGGTACGATTTGGCGGATCTCATATGTGAAAGCATCAAACTCTGCTAGATAAATAGTTTGATAGGCCTCATTGGCTTTACTGATAACAACGGAGTAGCCCATATAGAAGTTTGGCGGCAAGTAAATTTTCCTAAGGTCTCTATCAATGAATTCAGCATAGTCAGACTGATTGAGAGCTTGGTTTGGTCTGTTCCACGAAGCTGAGTCTAGGAAGCACTTAACTAGGTGTTCAGTTGGAGGGCTCTCATATGCTGTTATGCCGCCGACCCAAATAGTATCTTTAGGTTCGTACTGTTTGATAGTTATTGCTGTTCCATATTTAGCAAAAGCATCGTCAGCAAGAGCAGTATAGTTACCGTAATAGTTAGTATTGTAAAAGTCCTCATGGGTTGTTGGTGTTGGCGCGATGCCTAAAGTAGCAACAATTTCTCCCGCGCCAGCAGACTCAGTGTTGTATTCATATGAGTCTGTCAGTGGGAATGCTTGTTCATCTAGGCGCTCAAGAGCCAAACCATAAGGTTTAACGCTAGCTTGTGCATAGTCGGCATACAGGTGGTTACCTTCACCGATCTGATAAGCGATGTATACATTTTGAACTGGATCAATAGTTGACTGCATATCTGCTGGGGCTTTAAAGAAGATTGGGCCAACCATGTTGTTCTCTGCTGAGTAAGGACCTACTGCCATCCCACATTCTTTGGCTTCGCCAATAGTATAAGAACCAATGTCCCCACCTGAAGAAACATGCTCACATAGATGTACATAAGGTCTAGCGTAACCTTCAGAGTTTACCCGTGTATAGCCCAGAAGGAAGCCACCATCAGCACCACTCATTAGGCGTGGGGTTCCTCTAGCATAGTTACAAACATCTATGAATAGTTCGTCGCCACCAAGAAAACCAGCAGTGTCTAAGTTAATTGTACTGAAGGTTGAACCTCCGTCCTCAGAGATATGAAGTTCATAAACAGCATCATAGTTTGGAGCGTCGTCTCCATCAAGAACAACTGTAAAGATAATGATTGCTCCAGTGTAAGGGTCTACTGCAATGTCTACTTCCATCAGTGCGGCTAAGGTAACACCATCAGCAACATCTAGATTAACAGGAGTCCCATAAGCTGCATCTGCCCAAGAGAACGGTACATAGTACACATCTCCTGCTGTAGCGCCCACACCAACAGCAACTCCACCTTCACCATCAGGTTCTGTATGGCAAGCAAAGATTGGATAGTAACTATAACTATCCTCTTGCTTGAGAGTGTAGGCTTCATTGTTCACATAATCGTATCTAGAACAGATCAGCTTGTCGTCAGTAGTACTAATCCCATGAGCTATAGCTCCAGCATTACAGCTACAAGCAGCAAAGGTTTGACCGTAAAGCACATCATTCTTGAATAGAGCAGCTGGGTCTTCCCATGTAATGTTGTCTCCGTCGCGCTCGCCAATACAGATGTTAGCGTTAGCACTTAGTGCACTCCACTCTCCGATGCAGGCAACATACTTACCAGTCTTAGGGATCTCAAAGATGTTTAGGAGAGGACCTTCTTCTCCGATATCATCAACATCAAAGTCTCTGTTGATTCCAGTAGATACAGTATCCCTATACCATGAGATAACGTTTGAACCAATGATAGTACGTTCTGATTTCGTGTCAGCCCAAGACTCCATGTAACATAGAGTTAAAGCTCCATCAGTATCTAGGATCGCACTTTGTGAGTTGGCCGCGACATCAATAAGACCATAGTTGTTTTGAATGTATGTTCTTAGTAAAATGGCCATTTATATCTCCGTGCCTTTAATTATTACCTCAGCGCTGCCACCATAATAGGCTGGTGTACAAGCAAAGATAGCCCAAATTATCCCACTGATCTCATTAGGTTCTAGTCTTACTGACAGAGAAGTGTCTAGCTCTAGGATATCTGTGTACTGTGCTTTAGTACCAAGACCACCGATCTTATCATCAGAGAAGTATACGTTCTCGTAAATGTATTCATCGCAAGAATAACTGGTTCCTGTGGCTGTCAGGTTGATTGCTGTTACGCCAGCTCCAGTATTACCGATCTTGAATTTAACAATCTTATATCCAAGAGGGGCTACGTTGCCGAAGTCTAGTTCTCTGTCTGTTAGAGCAGTAGCATCAGCAGCAGAAGGATTAGTTACTGTGTAGTCTATAAACTTGAAAGACATATCCAACTACCCCCTATACATTAAACACGAGCCTTAGCCCATGCGTCCCACAAAACAATTTCTGCTGGCGACATAACAAAATCAAAAACAGTAAAAGCATATATTTGGCCAATGAACCTTCCTGTTGTGTCATCGTTTCTTCGACCAATAACAATTCCTGGTTCATCAACATCAATAGTTTCTGCACTAATATCTGTAGATCCAACAGTGGAAGCACCATTAACGTATTGAACAAGGTCTCCGCTAACATCTGCTACATAAAAATAAGTTGCATTTGTAAAATCTGTACTATTTTCAACATCAGTTTCGCCAGCATAAACCATCCATGAGTTAGTCCCTGAAACACTGGCTTGGTAAACACCGTCTCCAGTACCGTCTCTATGAGACCAAACATACTGAGTATTGCCGCTTGTGGTGTTAATATGACAACAAACTGTAAAGTCTGCATTAGGGTTCCAAAACATATCTCTCTTCAAATAGTCGATATCCTCTCCAGCAACGTTGAAGGAGTAGCCGATTCCCTCAAGTTTAGTTGGAAAGCTGTTTTCTGTTGACCCGTCGCCAAAAGCAAAGTGATATCCATTGCCAGACACGTCAAGAGTTTGGTTGTTAGCAGTATCGTGTTCTGCTGCTGTCATGGGTAGATGGCAGATAGCCCTCTTCAACAGTAGATCAATAGGCTTGACTGCTGACCTATGATAAAGGTCTCTAGGCATTTTAGTTACCTCGTGTAAGCATTCGGGTTACATGTAGATCACCATCTGCGCTCTTACGGATAACAGCAAGGAAGTAGTTTTTGCCTGTGGTAGAGAACATCTCAGGAACGTTACCGAATACTAGAACACCGTCAGCATCAACGGCAGTAACTGAACCACTTTCATCTAGGTCGATGTAGCAATCTTGTGTTGCTGTGAATCTGTAGACCTCATTGGGCATAAGTTCTACTACTGTAGCTGAATCACTAAACTCAATGACAGTTGTTTCTGCTTGTGTGGGGCAACCAAAGACTGAATGAATTGAACGGTTTGAAAGATTTCCCATTGTTTACTCCTTTACGAGATAGAGGATAATGGACCTCTAGTTAATTGTTTAATTAATTATAACATAAACCCGTCCCCTTGCTAGGAAACGGGCCGTCACATTTTTTAGGAGGTTAAATGATGACTAGATGCTGCGACTATTATTATTACAAGGAGTCCAGAAGAATGTCAAGCTTATGGTTTATTTCTTCAATCTCTTCATCCTGATTGATAAGTGACTGTTCAATACGGGACATATCTTCTCTGCGGGAATATAAACTGTCTGAGCGCTCAATAATGCTACTGGACTCTAAATGTATTCTGTGCTCGCAAGAAGAAGAAATATCCTGGTGGGCACTGTTAGCCCAAACAATAGCCCCAACAGCCATTCCAACAAGAGTGACTGTTAGGGTTATTGCTTTAAGTGTTATCGTACTAGGCATTAAGTTATTAAGACCTAATAAGTATTAACCGTCGATATCGTCTTCAACCTGGATACCGTAAGCGTCGACTAGCTCATCAGCGTCACCGGAGTACCAACCCATAAGGTCCATGGCACGAGCGGCAACGTTGTCATCAACGTCTACACCGATGTCCTGCATGTAAGCATAGCCGATAGCTTCCTTACTGAAGACGAGGTTAGCATAGCTGTTAGCGTCGTCATGGACAGCGTTAACACCAGTACTGATGAAGCAAGGAACGCCGTAAGGAGACCCAACATAACCGTTCATGTTGGTAAAGCCCTCTCCGAAACCTTCTACGACGCGAGTACCGACAGAAGCGAATGCTGATGCATCGTCAATGCCTGCACGGATCTTCGACCAGGAAGTGGGATGCCACACGGCAACATAGGGACCAGGAGCATTAGCTGCTTCTAGACCTGCGATTGCAGTAAGAAGGTCTGCAACGCTGACGTTGTTAGCGCCGCCACCCTGCTGATTTACGATAGTGCTGAAGGAGACTGCATCGAGGATGAGGTCATCTTCGTCACCAGCAAGAGCACGACCAAGCTGCTCACCGTAGGGCTGAAGGTCAGTCCATGGGTCTGCATGTAGGGCTGTCTTCGAGATCCGAAGAAGGGCTCCACGCTCAACTGGGGTTAGGGTGACACCATCGGTGGCACAGTCTGCTGCGGCAGGAGCAGTAGCTTCTGTAAGACCAGCAACTGTAATTGACTGGAAACGAGGAACTACAATTTTGCCTGCTCCGGGAGGAACCTCATATGAGGAAATGATGTTACGCATTACGCGAGCTTTGTAGGCGGCAGACTGAGCCTGCTCGGCTACGATTTGACCAACTAGGTCATTCAGAGTTGTGGTATTAGAAACGCCCATTTATATCATCCTTTGCTTTTAATGTCTTGCACGTAGAGAACTTCGGTACCAATCACGTACCTGTGCACGTTTGTTAGGGTCTTGTTTAACATCTGATAATGATTGAGAAGCTAGGATTTCATTTAGGTCTTTCACTTCAACGTTAGAGGTTTTTGTTGGCCCGGGAGTAAAAGAGTTTGGAACGTTGGGCACTGAACGTACACTCCTTGTAACAGGTTCAGGCTCAGGTCCTGTTGGTTCGGAGTCACTGCTACCAACAAGACTAGAAAACTCTTGTGCAAATGCGTCTAACGCCTCATCAATTGATTGACCATCCTTAACTTCAACCCAGGAAGCTTTGGCTTTAATACCACGCTTCGCAAGGCCAATCTCGATAT